AAAACATTTGCTTTAACCACAGCGAGTCCTGCTGGTAGCAGCTTAGATCAAAGTTGGTTTTCTACGGTCACGGCGGCGGCGGCTTCGGTCATTGCTGAGGTTAAAGGCGAAATTCTTTCTGTAAAACACGCCGCAACAACGATTCAAAATACGCTTTCGTTTTGGTCTCACTTCGTATCCAGTACGGCTGAAGAGGCTACGACGCTTTCCAGTTCGTTAAATTCTACTCTCGGGAATTTGCGTTTTGGCCGTGATTGCAATGGCTCGGTCGGTGGCACTATATCGGGTCTGACGGGAAAGATTACTCCCGCAGTAGGGACGGTAAATTATAGTGCGCTGGTGGCGGAGAAAAATGCTCAGGTGGTCAGGGCGCGTAGCGAGACTGTCGCGGCAGTTGCGGCGCTTTCGGTCATGCGAGATATCAACAAGGTTCCAGATGCCGTTCAATCCTTGATGCTCACACTCACGGCGGCCGTACCTTCCGTCAAGGATCAGTTGTCGTTATTTGAATCCATGATGTCGGATGCTGCCTTTGACGGTACGTATTACAACGACATGACTAGCCAGCAAGTCTATGCCGCGCTGATGGCCTATCTGAAAATAATGAGTGCATCTATGTTCACTCGGGTAGCCGTGTCGGCCGCGCTGACTGGCACGTTGGCCGCTCAGGATTTGTTTAAACGGGGGATCTCTGCACTGGATAGCGCCAGCCTGTTGGCCAGCGCACATGGTAATGATGACCTGTGGAACAGTCTTGAATCTCTCAGAGAGACATTCACTCAGAACATGCTTTCTCAAGGACTGGGGGCTGGCCGCGTTATCTGGTCATTTCCCTCGCCGTTGCCGGCATTGGTTATGGCCAATCGAATCTGGCAAAGCGCGGAAAAGGGAGATGCATTGGTGATCTCCGCTAGCCCTATTCACCCTGCCTTTATGCCGCTGAGCGTGGAGATGACCGATGACACAAACGGATGATGAACTGGTCCTTGAAACCGATGGCGTCGCTATTGAAGGATGGGACCGAATATCTGTGACGCGCAGTATTGAACGATTGCCGTCGTCGTTTAGCTTGAGCCTTCTTGATCTGTACCCAGGGAGCGATGGTAAGCGACGTGTGCGAGCGGGTGAAAGCTGTCGAGTCCTTCTAGGACAAGATGTTGTGATTACGGGCTATATCGATAGGTGGTCGCCGACTATTTCGCCCAGCCGCCATGAAATCAGAGCTATCGGCCGAAGTAAATGTCAGGATCTCGTTGACTGCAGCGCGGAGTGGCCATCAAACGTTATTAGCAATGCTGACGCGCTGGGAATTGCTCAACGGTTGGCGTCCCCTTATGGCATTTCAGTTACGACTGACGTTAGCGATATACGCTCTGTTCCTCAATTTACGCTGAATTGGGGAGAGTCGCCGCAGGAAATTATTGACAGGGTAACCCGCTGGGCGGGTCTGCTTTATTACGACCTTCCAGACGGAAACCTGTACCTGACGCGGGTAGGCGACAAGCGTGCTGCCAGTGGGGTAGAAGAGGGTGTAAACGTTGAATACGCTTGGTATGAAGAGTCCATGGATGAGCGTTTTTCCGATTACACCGGCGTTTCAATGAACTTTACGCCGGTTGGCGAGGCTGGGGATGCGGGTTATGACGCTGTGACTTTGGCGGCAGTCCGTGACCCTGAGGCGGCATCGATGCGCTACCGTAAACGGATCATCATGGTCGAGAGTACCCTTGTTGCGCGAGATATGGCCACTGACTGTATTAACTGGGAAATGAACAGGCGGTATGGTCGCTCACGTATGCTCCGCGTGGTTACTGATAGCTGGCGTGATAGCTCAGGGAAGTTATGGGAGCCAAATACGCTAGTTCCTGTTCACCTGCCAACACTGGACGTCCAGCGACAGGAGCTACTCCTAGCAGAAGTGACGTACACCCGGGACGACGACGGCACGCACGCTGAAATGATGTTGCTACCGCCAGCGGCGTTCTCTATCCAGCCTTATGCTTTCTATTCGAATCTCATGGAGCTCACGTGAATGATGCACTGACACGGTTGTACCGGCGTATCACAATGCTGGTGGGCATAGGGCGGACCACGGGTGTTATGACCGATGATGGATCGACCCAGAAACTACAGTACAAAACGCCTTTCGACGTTAAGGGCAGTACATTGCGAATGACTGAATTTGGTTTCTCCTCTGGTCTCCCGGCAGGGAGCGACGTCCTCATTCTTAGTCTGGGTGGCGATCGTTCTAGTCAGGTCATTGTGGCGACCAATCATGGTTCGACGCGATACGGAAATTTAAACCCAGGGGAGACCGTTATCTACGACGCCCAAGGTAAATCCATACTGCTGGGCAAAGAGAAGCTCACGGTGAAGTGTGCCGGACAGGATATTGAGGTACTGGAGGCCCAGAACGCGACGATTACCGCCAGCGTAAAAGTACGTTTGGAGACGCCGATGGTAGAGAGTACCGGTGATATTGTGGACAACTGTGATACCAATAAAGTCAGCATGAAAGCGCTGCGCGATGCCTATAACGCCCATGGCCATGATGTGAAAAACGTTCAGGGTGGCACTGATGCGCGTACCAGTGAAAAAACCAATAAGGGGGTTTGATGGCGGATATTAGGACTATCTGGTTCACCGACTCTGGTTTTGCAGGTTGGCAGGCGGCGGATCATGATCTCGTTAGTGGTGATGATATTGAAACGGCCGTACTTAACAGCCTGTTTAGCGATCGCTTGGCTAATGAGGATGATATTACCGACGACGGTGATCGGCGCGGCTGGTGGGGGGATACTGGGGAAGATGTTTTACTGGGGTCTCGTTTATGGCTACTTAGCCGGAGCCCGCTCACCCGCGCGGTTGCGAGAAAGGCGGAAGTGTATGCTGAAGAATCACTGGGCTGGCTAGTGACTGATGGCGTGCTTTCCGCAGTGAGTGCATCCAGTCACATTCTTTGGCCTGATAGACTCTATTTGACTGTCTCTCTGATCCGTCCTGTGGGCAGTAAGCAGGAATATAAATTCGAATGGCTGTGGGGGGAGAATAATGCCATATCAACGACCTACGCTCAGTGAGTTACGTAACCGTAACCGGCAGTTTATAACCTCGGAGCTAGAGAACACCGGTGAGCTGCTGAGATTTTCAAATTTACGGATCATGGCTGATATGGACGCCGGCATGAGCCATTTACACTTTGCTTACCTCGACTGGATAGCGCGACAAAGTAACCCATTTACCGCCGAAGATGAGTGGCTGGCGGCTTGGGGGGCATTGAAAGGCGTATACAGGAAGGATGCAACGGTAGCGACAGGGCCGAAGGTTTCATTTAAGAAAGGGAATGTTGGGGCGATTGTGCCAGCAGGCGCACTGCTGAATCGCAACAACGGCGCGCAGTATAGCCTTGATCATGCCGTGACGATTGGCATCGATAATATGGGTAACGGTAGCGTTACTGCTGTCTTACCCGATTCAGATAGCAGCCTGACCGCCGCTGATGGCAACGCGCCAGCGGGCACGACGCTGACGTTGGATAGTGCGATAGAAGGCGTAGAGAGCACCGCTGTCGCCCTAGAGGTAATAACTGGCGGTGCGAATCTCGAAGAGCCAGAAACTTTTCGAAAACGCGTGTTGCAGGCGTATCAGGCCGATGCTGAAGGGGGGAGTGAGGATGACTATAAGCGCTGGGCGCTCGAGGTCTCTGGCGTCACCCGCGCATGGGTTGCACCACGTCTATTGGGGGCGGGTAGTATTGGCCTCTATTTTATGTGCGATGGTGACGATCGAACTAACCACGGGTTTCCTGTCGGAACAGACGGCGTAGCGACAAAAGAACAATACCCCTACGGGAAAGCCACGGGCGATCAGTTGCGAGTGGCAAATTATATTTTTCCGCTCAGACCCGCAACGACAGCTGTTTGGGCCTGTTCCCCCCTTAAACACACCATAGATTTTGATATTGGCGGCATTCCTGATGCCGGCGCTGATGTTGTCGCTGCCATTGAAAGTGCTATTGATGAGGTATTTTTTGATAACGGCGTACCGGGTGGAA